AATCCGATACAGGTACAGGCCATCGCGCGGGCCGGCCCACCCCCTCAGTTGCAAATGATTCTCGTTTGCATCCAGTCTCAGCGTTGTGGGCAATCGGCCATGCCCCACGCGAGCCGCGTGGCCGCAAGCACCAGGGCGGCGAGTCGATCGCGTGCGAGCACCAGGGCGCGCCGCGTGGCCGCGTGGCATTTGTGGGCAATGTGGGCAACCGAAAACAAATTGCCCACATTGCCCACAAGCATGCGGGCGTGGGCATTTGTGGGCAATGTGGGCAATGTGGGCAATGCCCACAAAGTCGGCGAAGTCTCTACAGTTTTGCTTTACAGATTTATATACTGTACGCCTATACAGTAATATAATTTTTCTTATTAATAACAGAAACCATTACCCACATTGCCCACAAGCCTCATTCCGCCCTATGTTTTCAGGCATTTGAGCGTGGGCAATTCTCTCGAGTTTGATTACCCACACCATTACCCACATTGCCCACACTTTGCCGCTGTCCGCAGAATGGTCGTGTTCTGCTATTTGTAAGAAAATGCTTTACATGCTCGCGGCGCTGTGGTTTACTTGCTCCATCGACAACGCAAACATGCCTGGAGATAACATGACTCGCCTGTTCAACGTTTACTTTCGCGGCACTAGCAACATTGCCGCCGAACGGATCGCCGCCCCATCTGCTCGTGTAGCGGTACAGCTTGCCGCTACGCTTGCCAACTGCTCACCCGTCTATCTCATTGCGAGGATCGCCCGATGAAATTCTCCACTCTCTTATTCTCTCTCGCCGTTATCCTCACGTTCGGAGCCTGGATGGGCGCACCGATCTTAGGTCTGGCGCTCTGCACGCAACTCGGCGCAGTCTTTTGTCTTGCGCTGAACGACTAACATCTGTAAACTTTAATCGTACAATCAACTAAACTGGAGTACACACTATGACAACTGCAACTGACACGACCTACAACGGCTGGCCGAACTACGCGACGTGGCGAGTCAATATCGAAGTATTCGACGGGCTCGACGTGCGCGAGTATTTCAACGGCGAGGTGCCGGAGGCGTACGACGCCGCACAATGGGCGCGCGAGCACGCGCAAGAGGTGGTCTATAACTCACTCGACGACACGGGTGGCGGCGTGGCTGAGGGCTGGGCGCTCGCCTTCTTGCAAGAGGTGGAGTGGCACGCGATCGCGCGGCACCTTGTCGAGTACGCCGCCGACTGCGCGCAATCGGAGGCCGCATGAGCGCTCTCGCTATCGAGGCGGTATACGTGCACGCGTGGCGCTATACCGAGCACGACCAGTGCCAAGAGTATTGCAGTGACGACGAACAGCCGGACGGGTGGTGCGTCTACGAACGCACGGTGACGACCGAGGGCGGCGAGTTCGACCACGGCGAGGAGGCGGACTTCCCGACGTTTGCTGCCGCGATGGAGTACGCCGAGCAATTGGCCAGCCGGCACGGCTGCGAGCTCCAATGCTATTGACAGTCAATTGATAAACCAAAGGAGACGACACAATGAAGACAATGACCCTCGCGGCCGTACTGGCCGCCACACTCACCACGGCCGCACATGCGGACACGTTCGCCACGGCCGCTGTCAAAGGTGAGCCCAAAGGCAAAACGATCCTGACGACCGACGCGTGTACGCTCACGCTCGACGCTGTGGCGCTAGGCACCACAGCCGGCAATCTGGCCGGCATGCGCCGCGCGTTTTACTACACGGACGCGGGCGCCACCGAGGAGGGCTGTTGGAGGCACGACGCGGGCACGGTACTGCTAGCGTGGCCAGCGTCTAAGCTGCTGCGCCGTTGGCCGATCGCTAACTTCAAGCTCGCAGAGCGCAAGGCCGACGCGTGGGAGGTGCTGCGATGAGCCGCGAGCCGCAGTACGTCATACGATACACGGGCGGAGGGCCTGAGTACGAGGGCCGCTACCTAACACTCGACCGTGACGCCGAGGGCGGGTACACGGGTACGTCGCGGCCTGTCGAGCGTGTCGAGGACGCGCTACGCTTCACCAAAGAGCAAGCCGAGTCAATCGCCGAGGGCAACCCCTGCGAGGCCGTGGCGCTACCGGAGGGCGTCGCGTGACACGCTGGCTCGCATGGCTGAAGGGCGTGCTGCGCCGCCTAGACGCGGCGCGGCGTTTTGACTGGCGCCACGTACCGCCCCCGAACTGGGCGTGCAGTCGGCGGCGCTCTGGTGGCAACTATTGGTAACGAGGGCATAGCATGGACACTCGCATGACGTTCGACGAATGGGACGCGTTCCAACGTGACATGGGCCGGCCGGCCGATCCGTTTGAAAGCAAGCCGCCCATAAACCCAGAGACGCAGTACCGGCCCTTTGGCGCATTAAAGGCGCTGGAATCGCTCACCATACGGGCGACGCCAGAACCCGAACCCGACGACCGCGACATTCAGCACGTCTGCGAGCTCACCCAGGCCGAGCTCGACGCCGTGTTGGCTGAGTACCGACGCGACGCCGAGGCCGACAGTACGCACGCCGAGGCCGACAGTACGCCCGACGCGATCAACCCCGAGCACTACAAGGTCGGCGGGATAGAGACCATCGACTACATGAGGGCCAAGAGTACGCCCGAGGAGTTCGAGGGCTACCTACGCCTTTCGGCGCTCAAGTATCTGTCACGCGTCGGCCATAAGCACGGCGACCATGACGCCGCACGGGCTGAGGAGTACCGTAAAGCGCTGTGGTTTATCGAGCGGCTAGTACAAGAGGTGGAGCGATGAGCGACAACTTAACGCGTGATGACTACGGCCGCGTGGTCAAGCTCTACACGGAAGCAGTATACAAGCTGCTGCACTACGAGGCGGCGCTGCATACGATCGCCAACATGAGCCGCGATGAGTGCGAGGACGCGCACGCGATCGCTCGGCGCGCGCTGCAACGGGTAGACCGTGGCGCGGACAACACTCATTGACTGGTGGACACGGCGCCTCTGCCGATGGGTTGACGTGGCGCGCAAGGATGCGCGGCGCCACTCGCACAATCGACTGCCGCCCATTACCCTGCGCGCGCGCGTACACGCCCGTTACCATCAACTAAAGGCCAACCAGCGTGACATACTTCGTCTTGACCGTGCTCGCCGCCGTCGTCATTGATTGGTTACTTGATGACTGAGAGCGCGGGTGCCTTGTCCTCGGCCATGTGCCGCAGCTCCGACTTGGTGAGATTCGCAAACTGCGGATGGCAGAACACATGCTTACGTGTCGGCCACTCGCGCGAGTGTAAGCGGCCACAATCGGCCCACTCGGCCTCGCGTAGCGCGTGCATGAGCGCCGGCGGTACGACCTTGACGCCTGTGGGCGCGAGGCCTTGCAGCCGATCGCAGATCGCGTAAAACGGCGAGGCGATGACGCCACGGGCAAAGTCACCCTGCCGCGTGCGGATCATTTCGACTAGGAACGACTCGGCCGTAGACATGGCCGACTCGATCATTATCATCTTGGCCTCGGTCATCGGCGGCGCGGCGCCTGGGTTGAACGCCGACACGTCACGGGCATCAAGCCACGCGGCGACAGCTTCAAACCCACCGGACTTGTACCAGGCCCAGATGCGCTCGGCGTCCTCGGGCGCCATGCGCTCGGCCTCAGACCAGATAACGAACCAGCGCCGATCGTCGCGCGGTAGGCTGATCGCCGCGCGCTCGTTTGAGAACGACAGTACGAATACTCGGTTAAGCGCGTCGTACGGGTGCATGCCTTTACGGTTGACCGAAAGCAACTCAGGCGGCGCGGCGATAACGGGCTTTAAACTATTCTCAAGCGCCCGACGGTCGCGCGCCTCGGCCTGTCGCAGTTCGTTGATAACGATCACTTCAGACTCAAGGGCATAGCCCCACTGCGAGTTGAGTTCCTCGTTTTTGACGATGGCGACGTTGACGTGCGTGTTGCCACCGATCGACCACAGGAACGGCGCCCAGAGCGTGTCCTTGCCACTACCAGGGCGGCCGGCGTGTAGGACGGCGTGGTTGATCTTCTTCTCGGGGTGCTGGCGCTTGTAGGCCATCACGTTCAGGACATGCTCGCGCTCGATGGGGTCGGGGATCATGCGCTCGGCATGCGCGAGCCACGGCGACACGTCGCCCTCGGCGGCCGTAGGTCTGGCGTCGCGCCAGCGATTGCCGTAGACGAGGCCGTTACGTGAGACAAGGATCGACTCGCCGGCGGCGAACGTGACGCCGACAAGCGAGTGAGCGCCCATCGCCTGACGGTTCTCGTCAAAGCAGATGGAGGCCTCGATCGCGCGGTTGGTACGCGTGCTGCGGCACGGGATGTGACGGAACAGCGCGTTGAACGTCTGCCGGCTGATCTCGCGGCGGTCGAGCATGTCAAAATAGCTGTCATCGTCTTGGATGTAGGCGAAACGCTCGTACCATTGCGACCGCTCGATACGCCCAAGCTCGCGGCGCTCGACTTCCTCGATGACCTTGGCGGCTTCGTCGGGATACTCAGTTGTGGGAGTAATTTTACTCAACGCCGCCTCCATCTTCTTTGCGAGCAAGTCATCGCGGAGCCCGTAGCCCGTCTTGGGGCCGCCCTCGGCCTCGACCCATCGCAAGAACTTCTCGCTGTTCCAGTCACCACAGTGACCGTGGAAGCAGGTGTAGCTACGCGTAAGGGGATTGTAGCGCCCGCCGGGATCGCCCGTCGTGTGCTCGGCGTGGTTAGGGCAGACAACGCCATACCAACCCTCGCCGTTGGCCTTGTCAAGCAGCAGCCCGCGCTCGCGCACCCACTCCAGAACGGTGTCGAGGCCGTCGTCCTCCAGGTACACGCCGCGTATATACGCCGTATCTACAGGGCCGGGCGTGACGCCCAACGCTTGACAAATCTGGGCCAGTGTGTACTCGCGCTCAGGGTGGAACTCGGTCAGGATGGAGGCGAAGCTATTGCGCCCCTCCTTTAGGTTGATGCTGCCCTCGATGCGGAAATTACGCACCGGATTCACCGCACCAGGATCGGTAAATCCCGCCTCAGCAATGGCCTTAATCGCCGCACTGAACTCGCCCTTGGTCGGCTGATCATCGAGGCCAAACGTGTAGCCCCACTGGTAGTTGCCGGGGCTCGTCTCCAGCTTCCAAGTAGGTTCCAGCGGCGGTACCTTGGACTTGGTGCCGATGTCATCCAGCACCATGAACGCCACGCGCTCGCAGTTGGCCGCAGAGGCCGAGAGGCCATCCGCCATGCGATCGACGATAAAGCAGCCGGTGTTGGCGTACCACGCCCCTTGCGGGCGGCGCTGGTAACGGTCGAACAAGGCCGGCGGCCAGGTGTACTTCA